TCGACGGTAGCCCATCGGCCACGATCTGTGCTGAATCGAGCACGTCCGGCGCGGCGAGCGCGCAGAACCTTGCGCTCTGGCGGTCGGGGACTCAGATCGGGTCATTGCGCACGGTCCCTGCCGGGGGGTATCAGCCAGCCACGATACTGCAGACTGATCTCGCCAATGGGTCGCTCGTGCTGGCGCCGAATGGCACGGGCGCGATCATGGCTCAGGTGCCGGATGGCACGACGACCGGAGGCAATTCGCGCGGCGGCGGCGTGGTCGACCTGCAGACGAATCGAAGCGCCGCGTCGCAGGTTGCTTCCGGTGGGCGATCGGTGATCGTCGGCGGCGGCGGCAACACGGCATCGAGCACGTTCTGCGTAGTCGGCGGAAACAGCAACAACGTCTCGGGTGGGACCTCGGTTGCTTTCGGGTTTGCCAATCAACTGAGCGGAGCAAATTCGTCGGCGCCGGGCGGCGCGAACGCCAACGATCACGGGCGCACGGGCGTACTTCTGTGGAGTTCCAATACAAGTGCGATCCCCGGTACGCAACAGAGTGCCAAGCAGATACTCGGGGGCTCGAGCAACGGCACTACCCCAGTCCGACTCACGGCCGATAGTCAGGCGGCTGGCGCCGCGAACATCGTGAACATTCCGAGCAACACTGCTTATGCAGTTCGGATCGTTGTGGTAGGGCGCCACGTCAGCGCGCAAGACGTGGCGGTGTGGCGGCTTGATCCGGTCGTTGTCTCGTGCGGCAGCGGTGCGAGTACCGTGACCGTTGTCGGCGGTGGGACCGCGATTTCGCCCACCGTGTCGACTGGCACCGTCACCGGATGGTCGATCAGCGTGACCGCCGACACCACGAATGGTGGCCTGAACATCACCGCCGCCGGTGCTTCCGGCTACGTGATCGACTGGACCGCCGAGGTCAGCGGACCCGAGGCCGGATAACGCTGGTAGCGCCGGTCGCAAACAGGAGAGAGTGACAGATGCCGATCATCCAAGCGGGCGCGCTCAACACGACCGCGCTGGTGGTGCCCGATCTTTATGTACAGATCGTGCCGCCACAGAACTTGGTTATCAACGGCGTGCCAACCAACGTCATTGGCGTGGTCGGCACGGCGTCATGGGGACCTGTCGGCCAACCGACGACTGTGGGAACCATGGCGGAATACGCCCAGCAGTTCGGGCCGGTGGTAAACCGGAAATACGATATGGGGACTGCGGTCGCGATCGCAGTCCAGCAAGGGGCGCAGGATTTCGTGTGCGTCCGGGCGACCGACGGCACCGAGGTCGCCGCCTCAGCTATCTTCAACGGCTCAGCCACTTCGAACTGCTCTTTTGTCGCAAGTTCGCTCTACGCGGGTTCTCTCGCCAACGGTGACGTGCTGACGCTGTCTGTCGGTGGTGCACCTGGAACCTACAATATTACGGTGGTGCGGCCGGGCATGCCGGGCGAGCTCTATACGGGCATCACGGGCACCGGTGCCGCGTTCTGGACCAACCTGATCGCGGCGGTGAACACCGGGGTTGGCCAGTTGCGCGGGCCTTCGCAGCTTGTCGTTCTGTCGGCTGGCGCGGGAGCCAATGCAAGCGTCAGTCCGTCCAGCCTTACGCTTCCGATGTCCATCACACTCGGTTCAGGCACCGGCGCGGCGGCTGGCAGCGACGGGGCCAGCGGCGCTACCGCCACGACGTTGATCGGGCAAGACATCATCCCGCGGCTGGGCATGTATGCCCTGCGCGGGCAGGGTTGCTCGATCGGCGTGCTGGCAGACACAGATACCAACAGCACCTGGATCACGCAGGATCAGTTCGGGCTTAGCGAGGGCATCTATATGATGCTGGTCGCACCAGCCGGGTCGGTCATCCAGAACGGCAGCGCCGGGACGGTCGATCTCAAGAACGCGGCCGGGCTGAATGATTACGCCAGCAAGCTTCTGCATGGCGATTGGATTTATTGGAACGACCAGACCAACAACGTGCTGCGGCTGGTTTCCCCGCAGGGCTTCGCGGCGGGGCGCTTGGCCAACTTATCACCCGAACAGTCAGGGCTCAACAAGCCAATCTACTCGGTGGTGGCGTCGCAGAAATCGGGCGTGCCGGGGACCGGACAGACGGGTCAGTATGCGTCGGCGGATCTGCAGCTTATGATCGAGAACGGCATCGACGTGATCTGCAATCCGCAGCCCGGCGGATACTATTGGGGTCTGCGGGCGGGCCACAATTCATCGACGAATGCGGCGATCAACGGCGACAACTACACGCGGTTGACCAACTATATCTCGGCCAGCCTGGCGGCCGGCATGGGTATCTATGTCGGTCAGGTCATCAACTCGACGTTGTTCCAGAACATCCGGGCGACGCTGCTCGCCTTCTTGCAAAATATGCTCAGTCAAGGGCTTCTGGGTTCGCTCGATGGCAGCACCCCGTTCTCGGTCATCTGCGACACCACGAACAATCCGCTGTCGCGCACGTCTATCGGCTATGTGCAAGCTGACGTGCAGGTGCAATACCAGGGAATCAACGAGAAATTCATTGTCAATCTGCAGGGTGGCACCACCGTCCAGGTGACGACGCAGACACTCCCTACTGGGCAGGTTGGCTCCTAACCGCCGCCGTTCCGTAACCCTCGTAACCTGATGGAGGCCGGTGGTGTCCGGTACATACAACAATGACTTCTCACTCGGCAACGACTGCCGAGTAGTGCTGATCCTTGGCTCGCTGGGGCGGCTTGATTTCTCTCATGTGACAGGCTTCTCTACCAACCAACTTGTCAAGAAGCTGCGCGTGCCGGTGCTAAACTATCCCCCGCTCGGCCGCGACATACCGGCCGGCTGGGAAGGGTCGTTCGACGTCGAACGTGCCAACAGCGTAGTGGACGATATGTCGGTCACGCTGGAGGCGATGTTCTGGAACGGGCAGCGCCTGCCAACCGGGCAACTCTATCAGTATCTGAACGAGGTGGACGGATCGGTATCCACCTATCTGTTCGAGGGGGTGACCGTGAACCTGCGCAGTGCGGGCACGTTCCATCAGGAGCAGACTGTGAAGCAGACGGTTGAGTTCTTCGCCCGTCGCCGGGTGCGGCAGTAATGGGGGAGGCGATTGTCAGCACTGATGCGTCAGGGCGGCGGCTTACGCTGCGAGCCCTTTCGGCGCGCGAGCGGTTCGAGCTGTTCAAGGCAATTCCCAACGAGCAGCAGGGCAATCTGTCCTGGATGGGCTGGACGCTCGCGGCCTGCAGCGTGCGCGCAATCAATGACGTGCCGGTGCCAATGCCCACCAACGAGAAGGAGATCGTGGCTCTGGTCGCCCAGCTCGACGATGACGGGATCGAAGTCGCGCAGCAGTTCATTATAGATCGGCAGAACGAGCGGGCGGCGCGGGCAAAAAACTTACCCGGGACTCCGGCTTCAGAGAAAGCCTCTGGCTGGTGAAGAACGGGGTCCCTTACGATGTTGCGTTCGAGATGGATGATGCCGATCGGCTTGCCCATCTGATCGTGTTCGGCGAATATGAAGGTAACCACTGGAACTGGCGACGGATGGGTTGGGAGGAGCTGCAATGAGAAGTTTCGACCTTCCGGGCCTTGCCGCGCATCTCGACAATCTGGCGGCCAGCATCGGGGTGAAAGAGCGTGTTTTGCTCGATTCCGCTGCACAGCTGATAAAGGCGGAGGCAAGACAAGCGATCGGGCAGCGTGAGAACGCGATTGGAGACTCGGCATCGGGGGACGGCAATCTGTGCGAATGCATCGAGCACATGGTGCTCACGGGCAGTGCACATGTCGGATCGAATCTGCTGGAGGCTGAGGCTCGGGAATTGGGTAGTCCGACAGTTCCGCCCCAGTCGTTCTTGAGCGGTTCAGCGTTCCGCAAGGCGGCGGAGGTGCGCGACCTCATCGGTGATGGTTTCCTAAACTTTCTCGCTGGGGCGAAGAGGTAGGCCGATTCTTTAATCCGTAGCGGCAGTTCCATAGAAGCAACACATGGACGTTTATCGCATTGGTGTCACCATTTCGATGGTGAACGACGCTTCAGCAGTCCTGGGCGTGATCCAGCGAGACGTGCTGGCGTTGCGCCAATCGGTCGATATGCTGACAGGCGGCCTCACTACGGCAAAGGCCGCGGTCGCGGGGCTTGGCGCGGCGCTGGGCAGCGAGGCTGCGCTCGCAGCGATGGGCAGGCTGATAGGTCAAGGAAGGGAGCTGGCGGGTCAGCAGGGCCTCTTCAAGGACCAGTTGCGGCATATGCCGGCCATGATTCCTACCTTGCCGACCGGAAAAAGCACCACCGTCGCGACGCAGGCGTTGATGGCAACGAGCGAGTCCGAGCACTTCAAGGGTGCACACCAACTGACTACGGCATCCGGCAAAGCTGTCAGTGATCAGAGCAACTTCACTTTCGACGACAAGGCACGACTGCTGAGGGGGACGATACTCGGCGCTGGGGGTCAGGACCGGTCACTCGACTGGGCGAAGACGACGACTGTCCTGGACGGTTCGCAAAAACCGAACCCAGCTATGGTAACGAATTCGGCGATCGGGACGAATTGCTTTACTGGCCCGACCTTGTCGGCTCTGGCCCAGAGGATGAACGGGAGCGGCGGCAATGCCTCGATACCTGGAGCCGGCAATCCGCCACAGCCAGTAGTCCAGGGCTTGACAGGCAACGTGATGAGAGGCGTCCAGCAGAGCGAACGTGCAAGGGCAACTGAACCGCAGGCATACGCTTATCCGTTCGGCGATTATCTCGCCAAGCAAATAGGAGCCGTGTTCGCTACACAGCGAACGAGGTTCGAGACGGATTCAAATCGCGGCGCATCCGGGATCAGCAGCGTTGACGTGATGGCGCAGAATGACTCGATCACGACTACCAAGGCGTTCCGAGAAAGGTGGAACAGCCTCTTGGCCATGCTCGGTGCTCCGCTGGTGGATACTGCGAGCAACCTGATGGTGTCACTGACCCATGCGATGAATGACTTCAGTCAAAGGGCGGTAGCGCATCCGGAACTGATAGGCGCCATCGAGAAGACTGTTGGCGCGCTAGCTGCACTGGCGGG